TTACCACCGGTATCCGAATCATTTAATTCCCAACCACTTCTCCATGAAACTGTGCTTCCTGTTCCGGAAACTAAATTGACGTTTCCATTACAGTCATTTTCATCAAGGTATGACGTATCACCATCACCTTGAATCGAATAAATTTGATCTGGGTGATCAGATACCATTACGTATCCTTCACCGACGTGACCAGAATCCCAGTAAGGAAGTGCTACTTTATTGCTGTCATAAATCCCAACAATAGCTCCCAAAATAGGATTTCCGGTACCAGCCGTTGCGATCTCAACATCACGCCCTGTAGCAATAGCGATAACAGGGTCTCCAATGAAGAGGTCTTGTGCATAAGCTGCAGCCAATTTATACTCAGTCACACGAAGACAAGGGCCTGCTGGTTCCAAACCTTTTGGTCTGTCTATATTAGCCATCTTTAGTCTCCTTGTTAAAAGTCTTTACCCTCAGTTAAACCTTCTGAGTCTTCCTCACCTGTTTCCTTAGGCGTATAGAATCCTCTGCGCTCATCGTTAGGCAAATCCTCAGTGTAGTGCTTAACCAGCGCCGCACTCTTTTTCGCAGGCGCCTCTTCTCGAGATTTTCCGAGCTCTTCAGAAGCGAACGCTAACAGCATCCCTCCCTGTTCCACTGCACCGTGATCTTTAAACCTATGAGCTTTGATATATGGGGAGTTCGCGCGAGTGCACAGTACCCATATGCTACTATTAAGCCGTGCTTCGATATTTTGTTTATTCAGCCATCTGAACCGATATTTTTTACCATGCAACGGCTTACACTCTTCTGGCAACTCAAGAAGATTAAAACGAGATAACGTCTTTAAATCAAATTCCGCAACACTCTTAGGCTGCTCTTTAACGAGCTCTGCTATGTGTGCTTCTTCCTTTGATAAGTTAGTCGTTTTAGGTGCGGCTGCCGTAACCACAACCTTCTCTTCTTGGACTATATCTTTTGTAGATTCCTTAGTAGCGCTCATATGCTGACTCCTTCTTTTGCACTGGATTTACTCAACTTCTGTTTGTTCTTAGCATATTCCTTTGGATCAATGTTGTGGAATTTGCAGAACTCCATCTCATCTTTACTGACAACAACTTTATTTTCAGAAGATGCGTTGCTTGTCCGTCCGACTCCTTTGTTGAGTACAATCCTGTTTTGCCTACTAGCTTCTCGCTCCGCGCCTGCGCGCTCAGCGGATCTAATTTCGCTTCGTTTATACCCTAATGTATTTTCCATGTAATCCTCCATATCACGCATAGCATATAGAGGTCCTCGTGGTTGTGTTAAGTAATCAGGGTTTGCGTCTAAAATAGTTAAATAGATTTTCGCCTTCTCACTATTATTATCGTTTAGTTCTGGATGTGTTGCAATAACTTTTTGCTTTGCTTCTTCTAGCGCTGATTCCGCTTTCGTTGCTTGCTGTTGTTTCGCCATGATATTCTGTGCGTTCTGAATACTTCTAAGGTCAACAGCCTTCTTCCAATCTTTGTCCGCTAATTCGTCCCACTCTGCATCCGTTTGCGGAATTGCCGGTGATGCTGGTGTAGTTGTTCTTGGAGCCGTCGTTTTTGTTGCTAAATTTGAAACTTGTTGCGTAAGCGTGTCAACTGCGTTCTTTAATTCTTTATTCTCAATTCGCATTGACGCAAACGCTTTGTTACGATCTTTTGCTTCTCGATCTATCTTATCAGCGTCGTCTTCTAAATCAACTTCTACGTCGTTCTCTTCTGTCTCTTCTTGATCTTCCTCGTCGATGATTGGATCATCAATTAGGTCTTCCTTATCTTCGTTGTCGGGTAGTAACATAATTCCTCCACTTAGTATTTAATTGTGGGATTCTCCACTTGTTCCTTAAACTGTGCGTTGTAAATCTTTAACGCTTCTTCAAGTCCTACTAACACTCCTTCTAAAAATAATCCCTTGTTCTTATTGCACTGCTGGAGTTCCAAGCGTTGTTCCTTGTGTCTGCTGTTCAGCCGTTGCTGCAGCTGGGTTAGCATTCCCTTGAAGACCTTGTTCTCCTCCAGTTGCTGCAGGTTTTGCTTTCGCCCCTGCACCTCCTCCGGTGTTTCCATTTTCAGTACCTCCTGTTTTTCCACCACTTTGAAACTGCAACATCATCATCATTAATTTCTTATGATCTTCAATGTGCTGTGTTAAAACTGCCACCGCTTCTTTAGACCATATCAGAACATCAGGAGATTGCAATACACCTGAGTGTACCAAGATATGTTCTAAATGATTTTCTTGCGGCTCTGCCGAAATAACACGTCCTTCTCGTATAATGGTATTTTCTTGTGTAGGATCACTCGTCTCCTTCGTTACAGGAGGTGGTCCGATCCATTCCGTTGGATTTTCACCATACGCTTTAAACACATTTGCAGTTGCATTATATAACTTATCTACTGATCCCACGACGAGAGGATTGCCTCCCATGACAAATTTATCGTAAAGAACTGTAGCAAGTTCTCGCATCGTGTTGATGTCCCCGAATGCGGCATTTGGTTCGAGGTAACTGTCCATCTCTGTTAGAAACGCAGCCTTGACATCTTCATTCGTCTCAAAAATTGGCTCGTTATCTTCTCCAAGAATTCTTTTCTCTAAACCGTCCGGCATGTTAAGAAAGCACAGATCAAATATATGCGTAAGTACTTCCGCTATCCCGTCTCGCATATTCATTCCAGGAAGATTAAAACGTGTGTCAGCTGATGACACGATAGCTTGTGTTCTCGTCGCTGTTCCACTACCTCCGACGATCTCACTCTCTTTACCCATGACATAGCTCGACGCTGCGGTTAACCGTTCAATGAATTCCAAAACCAAACGGATAGCCATAATCAATCTTTCAATCGGAACACTCATGTCAGGGAAGTACACGTTCTGTGAAGGGTTTGTTACTGGATACATAGCGCGCGGTTTAGCCACATGCTCGTCGGGATTGTAATCACTGTTAGGATCGTAGAATCCCCATTTCATAATTCCTAAAGTATTTGCATCTTGCAGTTGTCTAAAGCAAGCATCAATTTCTTCAGCCAATGGTTTGACTTGTTCTAGAACACCAATCCCTAACAACTTAAACATTCTGTTTATGAAATTAGTTTGAACGATTGGACGTGTTCCTCGTCGAGAAATTGCAGAGATAGGAAAACCTTGTAGATAAATTTCATCCTTAATAGCAACGCGTACCGCAATCTCCTCGGGGAATCCGTCGCCATTAGCATCGTAAGGACCGTACCACGTCATGCACTCGACGAGAGTGTTGCGTCTCTTCGCTGTTAATGATGCAATCTTTTCAGCCTTTTCCAATTCCGAACCGAACTTAGTTATGATGTTTTTATCAACGGCTTCTTTCAATTTGTCGTCGACGTTTTGCACAATTCCTTCAACCTGTTCTTGTTCCAACTCGTGGTAGTAGTAATCTTCGAGTTTAATGATAGGTTCTTTTTGTATGTCTGTACATCCAGGTTGTGTAAGGACTCTTGTTAACGGAATGTTTTTAATGGCGGGTTTCTCGTCGACGCTTAACATTCTAGCCTCGACAGTGATTGGCTGTCCCGTCTCATCCAACTGTGGCGCGCCTGTCTCGTCGACAACTTCTTGTTGTACCGTCTCTCCTAAATCTCTTTTCTTAACATACCAATACGGCTCTGTGAAGACCGTCCCAAGACTAATTGTACTTCGTACCAACTCAAGAATATCTGGACGAATCTTAGACCACGATACAATAACCCAACGCATAATTTTATTAACGTCTTCAGTTCTCTTTTTGTCCGTAAACTCGACGGGCTTCCAACGCATTGTGTCTTCATTCCACACCGCAGGAAACAGTCGCGCTACTAACATCTCGACGATGGCTTGTGCAATTTTCAAAGAACGTCCACACATCCACGCTTCCGGTCTTACAACATCCGCACCTTCATACAACGAAATCAAAGCTGCGTACTTCGTATCAAAGTCTACGCCCGATCCGTTTGTGTCAGTTCCCCAACTTGTTTCTCCCCGCGCTTCATTAGCATTACGATAGTCTTCCATAATAATCTGCACAAGCTCTTCTTGCTGTTCTGGTGTCAGTTGAAGAAGTATTGGGTTAGGCTCGACGAGGTTTTGTGGTTGTTCGACGTCGCCTTCTTCCATCTCAGTTTTTATAGCGCGATTAGCCATTTTTCTTTTTCCTCTTTTAATTTTTCCCCGGTAAAACTAACAATAGTAAAAATAACGACATTATCATACAAATGCCAACAATACGTTCTGACGGTAAATTAATAATAAGCCATGTCATGGTAGTTCGCTCCTCGCCCTCCCATGGCTCGCTTTCTAAAATGTCCTGACGCTTTCATCCGCTTCGCTCCCCAAACCGCAATCACTAAACTGTCTGCCTCGTCGGGAGATTTCATACCACGCTTCTTCATGTCATCTTTATGTTCAATCTCAATCTTACCAGTACGTGGATTAATCTTATATTTAATGGCACTCAGCTGATTCAACAACGCGTCTGAAAACGGGATCGCGATCTCATCACTGCGGAACAACTCTCTCAAGTGCCAGTACATCTCATCACGTATCCCTCGAAAATGTCGTGGGTCAGTTGGTTTCTGACCGAAGTTAATGGCTAACACCGGGTACCCTAGTTCCCGAAGTCTGTCAGTAACTCCTCCCCCCACACCCGTATCGTCTGTAGTCACCTGCATGAGCTTTGCTCCGGCAGCGATCCCTTCCTTAACCACCAACTGTGTTGCGTCCGTCGTGGATTTATTCTGAATCGCTTTCTGGTACATCAACCTGTTCGGAATGTAGTTCGTAAGCACTGTCTTATTCGACCCGTATCTCGCGACGTCAAGCCCTAGGTAAATATGATCGCTAACCTTACAAGTCTCCTTGGTCTTATCCCATCTCGCCACCGCTTTATGACACCATGCAAGCGGTATGAGTGTGTCCTCTCCCTCTTCTGGGAACTGGCCTAGGACACGTGACACGAACATCGGAGAATGTTCTCCCCACTCTTCCTTGCGTTCGTCTATCCATTTCTGCGTAGTCAAGCTCGGGTACGCGTCTGGATTCTTAATTGCCGGAGAGTCGTAACAGCTAATGTAAAAAGAATGCCACAGTTTATTATGGAAAGCGTCAAAGAACGGCCCCGACGGAGATGTCGGGTTGCCTATCAAGAGGCACTTACTATTCGCCTGCGTTAAAATACCCTGCGCCGCAATGTAAATCTGAGGATCAACCCCAGGAGCTTCGTCCATGATGAGCAACATGTGTTCCGCATGGTGCCCTTGAAATCTGTCTGGATCGTCGGTCGATAGGCCTAACGCGAACCATTTCTCACTAATGTGCAAGGCTGTTTTTAAAATACGTCCGCCCAAAGGTACTCGGGCATTCTTGTAAAGATTCGCAATCTCCGCCCACAAAATACTCTCGACTTGACGGTTCGTAGGCGCTGTGGTTATAATCCTCGCGTTCTCGTGAGTGAACAGAAACCACAATGTTGCCACGGCAGACACGAATGTTTTTCCCACCCCGTGACCCGACGCCACACAGGTGTTGTTGTTGTCCCTTATCGAATGAAGTATCTGCTTTTGCTTTTCCCATGGGTAAACACCCAGAATTTCTTCAGCAAAAAAGACAGGGTCACTCTTCGCTTTCGCGTACAATAACTCTGCGTCCTGTCTGCTGAGCTCCTGCATCCTTAATACCTTTCACTAAGTCCGCGAAATTATAGAAATTGTTATTCTGCTCGACGATCTTTGGATTCCAGCCGTCAAAACGTCTGTATAAAAGATCAGCCGCCTTCGTGTCTCCATTTTTGGCGGCTGTGAACAGTGCTTTATCAATTTCTATCATTTTCTCGGCGTAATGCTCCCGCCGGAGATTTAGGGCCGACTTGCCCCACGTCTTGTACAATCTCTTCTCTCGTCTAAGATCCGAAAGAGAAACCCCAGCCTCGCTACAAAAGAATGAATCATCTTTTTTATCGTTGCCGGGGTTTGCCTTAAAAGCTATATACTTGTCAATTATGCTCATTAAGGTACGTATACCACATATAGTACCTAACGTCAATCTTTATTATATTTTCTAACAAGAAACTCTCCGAAATCCCCCTTTAGTTCCTCAAGATATTTTTCCCATTCTTTGCAGGCTTGGTTGTAGCCCCTGGCCCATACGTAAGTATTATTACCAACCATTCGTCCCTTTAAAATATCTTTAACTTCTTTCTTCTCAGGCTTCTCCATCACTCCCCCTTCCACGCTCCAATGTATATAGGATAAACCAATGATTAAATATCCTTATTCCCCATCGAAATGGACATCTCTCTTGAAATTCTTCATACCATTTATTACAAGCAAATAGCCCCCCTGACATTCTATGATGTACAAGTTTAAATCTTACCATCTCTCCCCTCCTTATTTGTAAACGTCCCCTTCTTCCTCCACTACCGGTATAAACTCCCGCAGTTCTTTCTGAAGACGTTCTATGTTCTCCACTATCTCAACTATGTACCATGAGTTCTTCTCAACCTCCCACTCATCATCAGGCCACTGCGTCCTATGGTCATCAAACTCCGCCTTAGCCTCTTTCAACTCTTTCTGAAGCTTCCGTATTCTAGGGATGTCATATCCCCAAGCCCTCCCCAGCTTCTCATCTTCCGATAGCTCCTCCTCTGGTTCTAGAGGTTCTGGAAGGGGTAATGGTTCCGGTTTCGGAGATTTGGGTGGTTTTGGAGACGCGGCACGTGCTACGGGCTTCGTGTTAAGGGTCCCTTCTTTATGCCTTGCGGCAAGGTCAATTACCCATTGATTTGGCCTTGTGTGCAGTTTCTCTGCCTCTTCCTCTATATATTCCCACAGCTCTGGATTAAACCAGATTTGTCTAATTATCTTCTTCACCTCTTTCCTCCTTTTGAATTACCACCCGTTCGGGTTCAAGCCCGAGTTCTTTCCTGATTGCTAGG